AAAATGAATACCTTTGTATCGGCATCTTCCTGTTGTGGTGTCCAATTACTATCTCCGTATATTTCTCTGATTACGGATATAGTTTTCCTATCCACATCAAGTTTACGAAGTAGGGATGTCAATTTCTTACCACCACTATTACAAGTCCAACAATGCCACTTTTGAGTTTCTGTGTTTACCTGTAGTTTTTGTTTATGGTGATTACAAAACGGACAATAAAATGCTAATTCGTTACCCTTTAATGCGGAATAACTACCCAACGCATTAGACAACGTGGATATTACGATATTTTTATCAGTCTGCTTCAACACAAACCAAATATACGACAAATATTTTAAAATACCAAATTTTTATGGTTCTAAAAACCACTCATCAGGTATTTCTTTGTCTGCATATTTAAATCCATTTTTTTCACACCACATTCCGTAAGTGGTTTTGGATTTTTTATTTATTTTGTTTTTGGAATTTGTAAATACAAAACGGATATCCAATTCTGGATGTTGTTGTTTCACTAAAAGATGCTTTTTTCTATCTGCAAGAACAAATCTACCTTTTGTTTCTATTCTTATACCATTCGGTAACTTAAAATCAGGATGGTAAGTATGTTCAGAAGCAGGTATAGTATAAGGAACTTCTTCGGATTCATATTCGACAAAAATTCCCCTATTTGCAATTTGCGTTGAAATATTTTCTTCAAGACCAGATTTAAAACCATGTTTTTTCGCAACCCATTTAGAGTTGGTTTTGTTTTTTGTAACTTTTTTGGCCATTAAATTATTTCTTTGTTAAAGTATCGGAGTATTTTGTTTCATTTACATCACCACCTCTACCTGTTTTGAATTTAGCTGCAGTTAATACTTGGTCATCAGCTTTTTTCAAATCATTTGTAGTGTATGGAGTTTTTGCGTTTACACCAGCTTCAAATGAAATTTTATCAACACCAAGTGCTGATTTTTGTGCTTCATATAAGTCTAAAATTTTTGACATATCTTTTGTTTTACTATAAATATAAATTAAATATCAAATCGAATAATAAAGTTTACAGGAAAATCAGGTTCAGATTTTATTGGTTGTGGTAATTTTGCAACTGCAACTAAATCCAAATCATCATCATATAAACCAACTGTTGTAATAAATGGCGTTAAGAATGAACATGTTGTATCTACGGAACCATTTACATCCCAATCATCAAATCCACCACGTATTGATGAATTTACAGATGATGTATATCTAAAATCTAAAGTATCACCATTTTCTAATTCAAATCTTTTTCTAATATATCTAGCTCCGGTTTTTGTGTTTACTTTATAAATTTTATTATCCGATCCTGTTACATATTGATATTCAAATCCAACTTCTTTTACAGCCGATGGGTTTTGTGATATATTAAATTCATCAGGATTTACTATTAAAAGATATTCGTGTTCGTATATTGTTTTTGTAGATTTAAAAGATAAATCCCAACTACTATTTAATCTTTCATTTACTGCTCTTGTTAAAACTATTAATCCTTGATTATAAAATATATTACCCGCTTTATCAGAACCAGCTGCACCTTCTAAGAAATCAAAATTATCAACAATCATATCTCCTGTTTCTAAATTAAATGATACCATAATTGCCGAAAATGGTTCTCCTGAATATGTTCCAGTTATTGCGCCGGTTTGAAAATTTATTGTAGTAACAACTATATCATATACATTTCCCAAAAAGTCTGTGAATGTTGCATCTCCTGTTTGGTTATTAAATATAGAAAAATTAACCGTATCTCCGGCTGCACCAATTAAATTACCATATCCATCATCAATGTAAGAAATTCCATTATCTATTAAACTTACCGAACCCTTTTTTATTCCTTCACCAACATATATTTGTGGAATTGATAATATTTTTGCAGAACTACTTATATATCTTTCAGAACCCAATCCCGTTGCGTAATCTACGGTTTTTGTTCCAAATCTTAAAAATGGATTATCTTCATTACCATTATAAAATTGAGCTTTTAATTGTCCGTATATTGATTTTTTTGGAAAATAAGATGATGAAAGTTCCGATTCAGAATCTGCCTCCAATAAAGTAATTTTATCAGAAGTTTGGTCAAAACTCCATTCTTTATAAGCTTTGAACGGCCTAATACTAATATCTGATTTTGGTATTCTTTTTAACATATCGTATATAAATATCTTAAAACTAAAAACCCACCAAATTAAGGTGGGTCAATAGTTTTTATTTTATTCTCCGATTAGAAATCTAATTTAACTTTGATTGCTACTTCTTTATCAAATGATTTTTCAATTGGTTTAGAAGTTTTTGCAACTGCTAACAATTCGTTTGCATCATCATAAAGACCAACCGTTGTAATGTAAACTTTAGGGTCTCTTTCAAAACTTGATACAGAGAATTGTCCCGTTGAACCTGTTACGAATGTTGGGTTGTTTGAGAAGTTGAATTCTCTATTGTTTGCTCTAACAAAGAAATGCGATGTTGATACATTTTCAGTTCTTCTTACTTGAAAATCAGAACCACTTGCCAATGCGTGTAATACTGCTGCGGCACCCTTAGTTCTTCCATAACTTGATAAATGATAAACACCCGCAGCCTCTGTTGCAGTTGCTGATTGTAAAGATGAACTCACCGAACCAGTAAATGCCGATGGATTCAATAAGATAATACCCATATCAGGATAGAATAAACCATATCCCTGTTTTGTTGCATTGTCGGTATATTGTTTAATTGAAGCAGTTAATGCTGAACCAATATTTAATGAACCACTAACTAAGTTATAAACTCTACCTGCAGTTGTTACATTTTCATCAGTTCCACCACTATCATCAATTAAAGTTACCAACCCAGCTGAACCAGATAATTTAATTTGAATATTTCCTGGATCCAATCTTTCTTTGTATCTAGCTCTATTAATATTAATTGCGTAAAAAGATGTTAAATCAAATGTGCTAGTTGCACTTGCAGTTGGGCCGCTTAAAACTGTAAAATAAGGGTCAGTTGAATCTAATAATACATTTTTATATTGATTATAAGTAGCCAATGTAGGAAGTGTGCTTGAATCATCATCTGTTAATGTTGGTGCACCGTATCCATTAGCATCACCATATGCAATTGAGAATTGAACCTCTGCTGCATCGGATGAAGTTTGCATATTATATACATCCAAATAGTATTTACCACTCGTTGATGATTGTTGTGCCGATGATGTGAAATTCATCTGAATTGCTAACGAACCCGTATCACCACTCCATATTCCAGAAGTTACAATTTCCGTTCTGTTAGTTACCTTATCAATTGCACCAAATTTTTTGTAAATACCATTCGTAATGGTAGTGATATCTCCACTAATTTGCTCTCCCTGTCCCAAAAAATTGTTCATGATTCTAACTAACTCATTAGTATCTACTGGAGTTCCTGCGGTGTTTGCTGCACCGGCTAAGTATTGTGAAATGTTACTTGCTAATAGGGCTCCTCTATTATCTCTTATTACTGCCATAGTTTATATTATTGAACGTAAGTTACTGTTACTGGAATAGTTTGCGAACCACCCGTTTCGTTACCATAAACAGTTATCGTTGTTCTGATAGTCGAAGTTAATGATGGATTTGGAATAAACTTAAATGTTAATCCTTTTGCAATTGCTGCTGTTGCCGATACATCATCACCAATAAATACTGGTACTGAACCAACTGCTGCTGAAACACCTTCACCCACAATATCACCCGCATTTTTATTTGACAATACCAAAGTATATCCTAAATTTCTATTGCCGGCTGGAGATGTTGTTGGAGATAACGATACTTCACCACTTCTTTGATTAACTGCTATATTAGGAACACCAAATTCCACCACAGGTATTCTTGTAGTATTTTTTGGAAGAGTTACTAACTTATATTTCATAACCTGCGTTTCATCTGGGTTAGCTTCTAATACAGGCATATTTTTAATTGCCGCATCATAATAAGCAGACCCCAATGGATGAGCCGGTTCGTAAAGTGAATAATCTATTTCATCATCTGCTAATGCAAATTGAGTAATGTTTAATCCTTGTCCTGCTGCTAACTTTTCTCTACCTTTTTTAGTAAGAATCGCATCTACAGTCAATTCGGTATTACTTAAATATCCCATAATGTATTTTTATATCGTTTGTTAATAAATATAATAATTTTCAAATTCCGTTATTCTATTTCTAATATTGGTTCACTTGCATCTCTACCTGCTTTGTTTACTCTTAAAGTATTAGGATTAGTAGTAAATGTTTCAATTGGTGGTGCACCATCTAAAGTAGTGTTCGCAGTATTTCTAGAACCTCTAAAGAAAGAATTTTCCAATCCTCTTGTTAAATCCGATGTGTTTCTATAATGTGTTTTTAAATAACCACTTACCGGTTTAACATCTATAATATCGCCACCAATTGAAGGAATAGTTGATCCTGAAAATGGTTGGATATTTAATTTAGTTTCCGTATAAAGTGATGATGTTAATTCTACACCACCTCTAGGGTCACCTTGTCCATTAACTACCACTTTGTATTTAACAGTATCTCTTTTCTTTTGTTCTGTAACCAAATTAACTCTAATTCTTTCTTTAACTCGTCTACCTTCTTTATCAAAATAAGTTCTGATGGCTGAACCACTTTCTACATACACACCAAATCCAATAGTTTCTAATTCAGATTGACCAGCGATTGTATTTATATCATAAACATCAATTTCTGTTAAGATAGTTCCATTTCCTAAATCCGTATTTATGTTTACTTCTTTTTGATAAGATTCACCCATTGTTAATAATTCATCGTTTGGATATATCGAAGAAGTATATTGATAATTATCAGCAATACTGTTATTAAGAGATGCCGTATATATAGTTGCTTCCCATTGATTATTTTCACCAATTAAATCTTTATTAATATTCGTATTAATAATTAATTCGTATTGATTATTTTCACCTAAACTGCCTATGTGTTCAGTTGTATTTATTATTGAATATTGTTGATATTCTTGACCAGTTGGTTTTGATTGTTCTATTTTACTTCTCTCCAAAATATGCGGTTCAATTAGTAAACCGGTAGTTGCTCTAACTCTTGCAGGCAACATTTTTTTAATATCTTCGAATAAAGATTTTTCATAAGATTTTATCAAATTAACATATTGATAGATATCTCTTCCATCAAATCTATTAAAATAATATTTTCTTAGATTTTCCAATGATTTATAGTTAGAACGATACTCATCTGATGGGTCACCAATATAATTATCCAAAGTAATTCCACCAAATGATTTAGCAATATCAATATTCATTTCCTTTGTTGGTGAAAAGAATAATCCAATTCTATTAGTATCAACAGGAGATTGGTCAAATGATTTTTTTGTTGTTCTATTTTTTGATGAAAGATTAATTCCAAGTGAAGCATCGTTTCCAAATACATCTGTTTGATTTTCAAAACGAACTTTATTAGTTGAATATCTACTAGAACCAATATTTGGAATTTCTAAAGCAACCGTTCTTTCTATTACTTCAAAATTATACGGATATACGGTACTAGATGAAAATTGACTAGCCGTTGCATATAATAATGGAGAAGAATTTTCCGAATATAAAGATGCCGATAAAGATGGTCTATTTTCATAATCATTTCTTGTCAAACTTCCACTAAAATAAACATTAGTATCAACATTCATCAAAGAAGAAGTTAATGCTAAATTTTTAGGATATTCAAAATCCAAACGGAAATATAAATCTTCCGTTGAAGATGAAATATGATTACCATTTATAGCTTCAGGAAAATAAACGTGTTTATGAAAAGCAGATGCAGATAGTTGTGTTGTCCACAATCTTATTTCATCTACACTACCACTATAATTCCATCCAAAATAAACTTTACTTGTTTGAGGTCCGAAATTGTTATTTAAAGATGAACTATATGCATTTTCAAATATATTTCTATCCTTTTCAACCTGTTTAAGATTCATTTTAATTCCAGATGAACCAGATGAAATACACAATCCAAAAAATCTACCATTAAAGATAGGAATAGAATCCGATGTTATTAAATTTGTGCTACCACTATTATACTTTACAACACCAAATTCACTACCTACTGATCCTGATATTTCTACATTCCATCCTGCAGAACCTGATATTATAGTTGTATTTTGTGCATATGCAGGTTTCAAAAACATTTCTATTGTTTTTGGTTTTTCACCTGTATTTGTAGTTTTCCATTCAACTTCTAATTTTGAACCACTTATCATAGATAATGCATAAGTTGTATTATCCATTAATAATTTCGTAGTTCCAACTTCCTCTGTTTCTGAGAATCTATTTGCTGCTTCTGGCCCTCCAAATTCTAAAATAGAAAGATTTGATGATGGAACACCATAACATGCCATAATAGCATATATACCTCTTCTTGTACCTTTGTGTTTTAAAAGATATGGTAAGTTATTTATAATTCTTCTCCATATCTCATTAGTTCTTGCTTTAGCCGGATTTGATTCTTTTGTGTTTCCATCGGCATCTTGTCCATAAACATATTTCCATAATTTTTCATCAACGGCAAGATTTTTTGCATCCCAACCAAATGATTTTAAAGTATCAAATAATAGTTTATCAGGCATCCCACCTTTTAACTTATAACCAAGACCTCTATTTTTCTCTAAAGCTTTGGTAAAATAATAAATGTTATCAAAGTGATGTCCAATCATTGAGAAAAACAATAAAAAATTGTCATTTTCATTATTATTCAAAATGTATTGTGGTATATTATTTTTTAAATAATTTGGGTTTTCGGAATCATAATCTTCTGCAAGTGATATTAAATTTTCATACCAATCAGATACAATACTAGATGTACTAGATACTCTATAATCACCATTATACGGCCAAGTTATAGA